TTCTCAAGTACAACCTGGTGCTGCTGGTACTGAAGGTTTATTTGATGCTGTTGCTACTCGTGGTAACGTATGGGCAGGTGGTAACCCTACTACTTTGGCTGACTTTGATGCAATCATCCAACGTCTTGACAAGCAAGGAGCTATCCAAGAGAATGTTATCTTCTTAAATCGTAAGTTCTCTTTTGACATAGATGATATGTTAGCTTCTCAAAATTCTTATGGTACTGGTGGTACTTCTTATGGTTTGTTTAACAACGATGAGAACATGGCTTTAAACTTAGGTTTTACAGGTTTTAAGCGTGGTTATGAATTCTACAAGACTGATTGGAAATACTTAAATGATGCTACTTTACGTGGTGGTATCGTAGGTGGTGCTATCAACGGAATCTTGGTTCCTGCTGGTTCTACTACTGTATATGATCAAATCTTAGGTAAAAATGCTAAACGTCCGTTCTTACACGTTCGTTACCGTGCTTCTGAGACTGAAGATCGTCGTTACAAAACTTGGATTACAGGTTCTGCCGGTGGTGCTCAAACTAGTTCTCTTGATGCAATGGAAGTTAACTTCTTATCTGAGCGTGCTTTATGTACTCTTGGTGCGAACAACTTCTTCTTGTTCGAAGCTTAGTAAAAATTTAGGGAGGGGGAAACTCCTCCCTTATTTTATTTTAAAATTTAAATTTAAATCAAATGTCAAAAGTAACTATCCAGGACAAAATATATGTCCTAAAAAGAAAAACATTCCCTATGTCATTTATGTTGGCTGCGAGAAATACTTCTCGTAAACCATTATTATATTTTGACGAAACAACAAATCAAAACAGAGCATTGCGTTATGCTATTAATCAAAAGTCTCCTTTTGAAGATGAGCAAGATGGAAATGCTATTTTAGAACCAATTATTTTTGAAGATGGTCTATTGACCGTTGAAAAAACTAATCAAGTGCTACAATTGTTTTTAAATTATCACCCTGATAATAATGTTTTATTTGAAGAAGTAGATAATAAAAAAGATGCATCTGTACAAATTGATTGGATGAACGTTCAATTAGATGCTCAAATAGCAGCCCGTAGTTTAGACTTACCAACAAAAGAAGCTATTGGTCGTATTCTATTAGGTACACGTGTTGATAATTTATCAAGTCAAGAACTTAATCGTGATATACTAATTCATGCTCGTAACAATCCACAAGAATTTTTGGATATGCTAAACGATCCTGATTTACGTTTGCATAATATTGCGGCAAAAGCATTACAAGATGGGTTCTTTACTTTAAGAAATAATAATCGTGATATCTTTTTTAATTTACCTGATAATAAAAAGAAATTAATGGGAATCCCATTTGGGGAAGATCCAGTAACATTACTTAGATCTTATCTGCAAAGTGATGAAGGCATTGATTTGTATAAAATGCTAGAAAAAAAATATAGCAAATAATATAGGGAGGACAAAAGTCCTCCTTTTTTTATATCTTTGTCATCATGATAAATTCTGTTCGTCAAACCGTAATGAATATCCTGAACAAGGATAATAATGGATACATCACTCCTGATGAATTCAACACGTTTGCTAAGCAAGCTCAGTTAGAAATATTCAATCAATACTTTTATGACTTTAAGAACTCAAAACTTAAAGACATGAAAGGGATGGAAACAGGAGGATATTCTGATATTACAAAACAAACAGACCAAACTATTGATTACTTTTCAAAGAATGTGAATTTAGTTTATGACAATATTAGTGGCACATTTGCAATGCCACCTGGTTGGTTTTTGCTTAATGTTTTATATTATAATAGAAAAGAGGTTACGCATGTTAATCAAGAAAAGTTATACTATTTACTAAATTCAAATTTAACGGCACCAACAATATTATATCCTACATACGTATTACAAGGTGATAATTTAACTATATATCCAGATTCAATTATATCCGATGTTGAAACATATTATGTACGATATCCATATGATCCTAAGTGGACATATACAGTGGTAAACGGTAGCCCATTATTTAATCAATCTGCTAATGACTATCAAGATTTTGAATTAACTGATTATGATTTTCCAAAACTTGTAATTAAAATTTGTGAATATGCAGGAGTAAGTATCCGGGAACAAGAAGTTGTTCAGGCTGCTAAACAACAAGAGGCTTATACTGACCAAATTTCTCAATAATGAATCAGGAAAAATATTATACTAACGATGGCTTAACACCTACCGATGCAAATTGGGGTTCATATCAGTCTACTACATTAGCAGATGTGGTGAATAACTTTATTTTAATGTATACCGATGATGGAGATTTATTAAACAACATCAATCGTTATAAGATTATATTTCACGCTAAGCGTGCAATTCAAGAATTAAATTACGATGCTAATCGTCAAGTAAATGCATTGCAATTAGATGTTGGAGATAATCTTAAGTTTATTCTTCCTCCAGATTATGTGAACTACGTTCGTATTTCTATGTTTTGGGGAGGAGTGCTTTATCCCTTAACTGAAAATTTGCAGGCTAATTCATCAACTGAATTTTTGCAGGATCAATATTACAATGTATTATTTGACGAAGATGGTAATGCTTTGATTGGAACATCTAAACTTGATTTGTCTCGTATTGATGGTGTGAATCAAATGCTAAATCCATACAATAATCAATGGGGTTGGTATATAGATGGATTGTGGTATTTTAACTATAATTATGGTGGCGTATTTGGATTGAATACAGAAGCTGCAAATACAAATGGTACGTTTACTATTAATAAGATAGAAGGAGTAATTAACTTTAGTTCCGGTATGGCTAGGCGTTCTATTGTAGTTGAGTATATTTCTGATGGACTTTACAATACAGATGATAGTAAAATAACTGTACCAAAGTTAGCTGAGGAATTTATTTATTCATACATTAAGTGGGCAATATTAAACACTAAGGCTAATCAGCCTGAATATATTATTAATAGAGCTCGTAAAGAAAAAGTATCTAATTGGAGAAACGCTAAAATTAGATTAAGTAATTTACACCCAGGCAGGTTGTTAATGAACATGCGTGGTCAATCTAAGTGGATTAAATGATAGAGTTACAAAGAAATTTTTTGCAAGGGGTCATGAACAAAGACAGTGACCCTCACTTTCTGCCCGATGGACAATATCGAGATGCATTAAATATTATTGTTGGGGATTCGGATGACACTTTTGGAGATGGGTCACACAATGGTGTTGCACAAAATTATCTTGGTAATACATTAAAAAATAGTAACTTAGGATTAACAGGAGCACAATGTATAGGAGCATTATCATTTGCCCCTAACAGCGTTATCTATTGGTTAATTGCTTCTAATGAAGCAGATTTAATTGTTGAATATAATGAGTTAATTAGCTTAACAACAATTGTATTAAAAGCTACTAAGTCAAGCCCAACCACTTCCTCAATACTTAATTTTAACAAGGACTTTTACGTTACAGGGATAAATTATATTAATGGGCTTTTATTTTGGACTGATAATTATAATCCTCCAAGAAGAATTAATATTGAGCGATCTAAGAATTATGCAGTTAATGGATTTACTGAAGTAGATATTAGTGTAATTGTAAAGCCACCATTAAGTGCTCCATCAATTGAACTTACATTGGATGGAGAAGCAAACAACTTGGAAAATAAGTTTGTTTATTTTGCTTACCGATATAAATACATTGACAACGAGTATAGTTCCTTATCTCCATTTAGTCCCGTTGCTTTTTATCCTAAGTCATTTCAATATGATTATGGTGTTTCGGAAAATGTGTCAATGGTTAATGTTTATAATACTGCTATTGTTAGATTTAATACAGGGGATGCTACAGTAAAAGAAATCCAATTAATATATAGGGACACAGCTAGTTTAAATACTTACGTAATTGATAATATAGATAAACGTGCTAACGGGTATTCTAATAATGTTGATGAAACTTTTGAGTTTAAAAACAATAAGGTTTACACTTTGTTACCTCAAGACCAAGTTACAAGACTTTTTGATAATGTGCCACTTAAAGCAAAATCACAAGAATTAATTGGAAGTCGATTAATTTATGGTAACTATACACAATTTTTTGATTTGGTAGATTGTGATGGCGAAGTAATAGCTCCTGCATTTGAATTAACACATGACTCTATTAATGTTACAAGTACCCCATTATCTACATTTAAGTCAAACAGAGACTATGAGGTAGGTATTGAATACTTAGATAGTTATGGGCGTGCATCAACTGTGGTGGTACCTATTTTAAATACTAACACAGAATATATCCCAGCTGATAAAGCAACTAAGGCAAATAATCTTCGTGTTACTATTAATAAAGATTTTAAGCCACCTTGTTTTGCAACGTTTTATCGTTTTATGATTAAGCAAAATAGGCAAGAATATTATAACTTATTTCCTTTAACTTATTTTTCAGATGGAGAATTTAAGTGGTTTTTAATTAACCAAACTGATGTTGATAAAATATCTGTAGGGTCTTATTTGTTTTTAAAAACAAGCGATGTAAATACAAACATTCAATACAAAGTTTTAGATATTATTTCAAAAAGTGCTAACTTTTTAAATGATAGTAGGTCACAACCAGCTGGAGTTTATTTTAAAGTAAAAATAGATTCAAACTTATTGCCTCCAGTATATTATTATAAATTTACTAACATAACCAATACAGCTCCTCGTTTAGCTATTGTGGGTAAATTTACAGTTGCTGAAAAAGCAATATTTTATGGATTAGGAGCAAATAATATGATTACTTCAAATGGTAATGCATATTCAAGTGTTAATGATGTAAGGTTTAAAGTTGAAATATCTGATACCAATAAATTTAAATATTATGCTTTTGTAGATGGAGTACCATACACTTACGTTAATGAAGTAATTATAACTCCAGGAGTTGATCAACAATTAACATATGTATATAATAGTCTTACATATTCATGTTATATAAGATTTTCTTCTACCTCAGGATTAATATTAAAGGATTATTGGGTTGTTAATTGCCGAAGCAATGGTTCAGGTACAGTTGGTCTTAATATTTTTGGCGGAAGAGTATCTTATTCAAGTGATGATTGTCCATATGGATTTGTTACAGGAACTGATTGGAATTTAAATGGGGCATTTGTTGGAGATAGAGCAATAAAAGCAGGATCAGTTCTTACAATAAAAATGAAAGAACCTAATAATGGGGATACAACTTTAACTCAAACATTTTTATCAAATAAAGATTATGTAAACATTGAGGAATGGTTTATTGAAGGTGGCATTTATTTAAGTTGGAAACAATATTTAGGTCCCATTTCTATTGGTCCCGAAAATGTTTGCTTTAGAAGAACTATTTTATTTCAGGCTAGTCCATTCTCATCTACTCAATTTGCTATTAATCAAGGTAGTAGCATTAGTACAACCACTTTAAATGCTCCAGTATTTATGTGGATATATGGATATACTACAGGGGGTTCTCCTACCATGGAAGTTACTTTTGATTTTCAAGAATCAGAATACCCTACGTTTTTTGAAACAGTGCCTATTGATACCAACCAAGATATATATTATGAGTTATCACAAACTTTTGCTATTGAAAATGGTAATCACACTGGAAATTATCAAGATCAAGTTGTTGGAACTACTCCAGCAATAGTTGATTTAAATAAGATATATAACCTTTACGATAACCGTGATTTTAATGCATTTAGTTTTGGTAACGGAGTAGAAAGTTTTAGAATTAGAGATGATTGGAATGCCGCAACCATGCAGTTTAGTCCACGTGCTAACTCAACTATTGAAGGATATGAAGAGCAAAGACTTGTACAAGCTTTAACTTATAGTGGAGTTTATACGCAGACAACGGCTATTAACCGATTGAATGAATTTAACCTATCTCTTGGAAACTTTAAATACTTAGATCGATTCTTTGGGTCTATTCAAAAGTTACATTCAAGAGACACAGACATTGTTGTTTTTCAAGAAAACAAAGTATCTAAAGTTCTTTATGGTAAAAACTTAATTAGCGACTCAGTAGGTGGGGGGACAATTGCTTCTATCCCTGAGGTACTTGGTACACAGATTTCATACACCGGAGAGTATGGAATTAGTTTTAATCCAGAGAGCTTTGCTATTTGGGGGAATGATATGTTCTTTACAGATGCAAGAAGAGGGGCTGTTCTTCGTTTAGGTGACAATGGGTTATTTGAAATATCATCTAATGGTTTTAAAAACTGGTTTAAAGCTAACCTTGATCCTAGTACTATTAAACTAGGAATGATGGACCCTTATTTTGAGCATTACGTATTAGCTAATAATGATAGAAAAGTAAACGCTTGTGAATTTAAAATTAGCGATACAACTATTACATTTGCAGAAGGAGCAGGTAGTAAATCAATTGTTATTACATCTAATAATGAATGGTATATTCAGGTTCCAACGAATAATTGGTTAACAGTAACACCAAAGTATGGTAATAATAAACAAACAATCACTTTAACAGCAACAGCAAACGTGGGATCTTTAAGAAGTT